TGTGTCAAGTAATTTCTTTTAAATATCTAATATTTGTTACGGCTTAACAAGTTTACTCATATATATATATATAGAAAAAATTTTTTGTGATTTGTTACAATTTCGCCCTGATTCCAATAAATTAAACTTGTAAAATGATACTAAGTAAAGAGTAAACCTAAATCAATTCTAAGGTAGCTAATTAAACGCTGATAAAGAGATTAGTAAACAATCGATAACTAACATTAAAAACTTTTTTTGTGGCTTCTAGGGTATCAATTTGGGATTTTGTCGAGGGTAGAAAAAAGATAAAAATAATCCTTGACAAAAAAATAGTATTAGGATAATTCAAAATTTATTTGTATGAGGTTAAAATTTTACTATTTGACTTTAATTTGTATATATTTTCACCCCTCCCAAATAACAAACCTCCTAAACGCTATTGAGAATCAATCTCATTAATACTTAATGTTATTGAGAATCAGTATCATTAAAGCTAATGAGCGTTATGAGCGTTTACTAAATGAGAATGAGTCTCATTAAATAGGGGTAGGGCGTACCCGATTTGAGCGTTATGTGGCAACCCTTATTCCCCTCAAAATGCGTGAAAACAAAGTCCTGACCCCATGTTTAGAAAAGAATTTTAAAAACAAAATCCTTTATAAAACTCCGTTTTATTCTTGTCTCTCTTATAGTAGTAGAAGTGCCTTATTAGGATTTAGGTGCTTTATTTTTAAAAAGTATCTTGTATAAAGTCCATAAAGTTTTGTATAATATACCATAACTACAAGGAATATATCAAATGAGTGTTAATCTACCTAGTAAATGGAAACCTGAAAAAGCATTAGTTGTAGATATGCTTGTATCTCAACCAGAGGCTCGTATTCAAGACGTAGCTGACAAAGCTGGAGTCACAAAAGCCACAGTTCACAACTGGCTTAAAGACCCTGAGTTTGTAGAGGTCTTTTATCAGAAGTATATGGTTACCTTTGGCTCTAAATTGCCTAATGTTCTTAATGCTATGCTACGAGAAGCAGAGGCTGGGAATGTACAAGCTGGTAGATTAATATTAGAACACTCAGGAAAACTGATTAAAAGAGTAGAAGTTGCCAACCATAAAAGTCCATTTGAAAAATTCCTTACATCTGAAGTGGCAGATATTCAAGAAGTTGAAGTATTAGATGCTGACTTTGAAGATACTATAGAAGTGTTGCCTAAAAGACCAGAAGTTGTAAAGGCTCCTAAAAAGATGACACAGATAGAAGAAAAAAGACAGCTAAAGAAAGTTCTAAATAAGAATGAAAAACGTAGAGAGGCTAGGCAATGGAGGATAAGAGCAGAACGAGTTGGAGTAAGTAGACCCTCACAAGGGAGACAAACCAAAACTCAGAGAGAAGATTGGCAACAGAAAGTAATAAATAGGGAAAAGGCACTCAATATTAAGAATTAGTTTTTTTAAGAAATGTCCTGACATCATAAGACTTACATTCTGGACATTCTTGCTCTTTATCTATATCTGTAGATAAAACTGACCAAATCCATTTGCAATGTAAGCAAATACAGTTCACTACACTAAATTTCTTCATAGTTTAATTACATCTTCGACATCAAAACGTACTGGAATTAATTGGCAGTAGCAATACTCTTTACAGATACTCCAACCACTAGCTGGCATACCTCTAGCCTCCCAACCTTCCCATGTATCTACCTCTCCAGCTCTTTTCTTACAATCAGGGCAAAGGTTATGTGAAATTGCTACCCATTTTAGGCTTCCCCCCATATCTCCAAACCTCCGAAACGCTTGATTAATTCCCCCAATAACTCCTCGTTTAATAGAGTTTCTGAGTTCGCCAAAAATTCTTCCGTGGTTGTTAAAGTCTTGAGTGAGGATTGTAATAATTTGTTGCTCTCCAACACCAGCTTTTCTAAGTCTGTCAATTTCTTGTCTAAGTCTCTCAGAGAAGATTCGTGTGTCGTAAGATAATCTACTAGCAATCGCAGTAAATAATCGTCTATCCCATCCATCTAATTGTTCCTTCTTTGCCATAAGATAATACTATCCTTTAGTTTTACGCAAGTTTTTTCTTAATTCTTCTATAAAAACTTCTTTTCGTTTCTTTTTAGACTTAAAATAATCTTGATTTCGAGTATTAATAAACCTTCTATGTTTATCTGAAATTTCTGGTATTCCATCATTGTGCCACTTACCATATTGATATATTTCTAAAGCATTTTTTTTTGGTTTAATACTTTTATATAATCTGCCAGTAGCTTTTAATGGAGGGTTTTCTGGCAATCCCTTTGATTTTCTAATACGCTTAGTAATTTTGCTTAATCTAGGTAAGGTATTTTGATCTATTTTGTTCTTTGCTCCATCAGCAACATCTATTACATTTTGCTCTACATATTTTTCTACTAACTTACCTACTTTGTTACTTAATTTACTAAAATCAAAATTAGTTGTTATCTTTAACTTCACTCCAAAACTCCTTACCTAATGTTTTAGCATCTAAATATTTAGAAATATTTTCTTCTATAGCTCTTTCAGCTTGTTGTTCTGCCCACTTAATAGGGTTGGCAATAGCATCTTCAATATTTCCCTCAATGTTAAATTCTACATTATTGATCTTGTCCAGCCTCTTGACTGAGTTTTTTAAAGATTGACTGAGTTCCTTCTTCTTCATTGACTTTCCTATTATCATCTATAAGTTTTTGTGCTTGATTTAGCGTTAAATCTTTGTTCTCACGAACCATAATTTTTGCTCTAGTAATTAAGTTGTTTTGAATATCAAAATTATCTTTTAATATTTGATCTTGAACAGTCATAGGGTAGTCTATTTCTTCAAAGTCTACACCAAACTCTTCAGGCAACTCAATACCATTATATCCAGCAATTACACGCTCTACTCTATAAAAATCCTCTTCATACAATCTCCAAAGAGCAATATCATCATAATAATCTTCTTTACGCTCCATATCTTTAATCATAAGTGAAATACCACTAGGTACTTCTCCACCAGACTCTGCCCATTGAATCCACAAATGATTATTTGAGGCAACTAATTCTATCTGGAATTTAATATTATCTATGGCTTCTTGAATGTTCCCACTAGGACTAGTTATATTGTAAGCACCATCTTCTCCCATATCAAGAATAGTATTTGATCCAGCTCTTAACATACTTTGATCTGCTCTAAGTCCAGTAACCCACGGCTGTCCAAACATATTAAAACGCATACCTAGATTCATTTCAGTTAAGGCAATATTTACTTGCTCATTACAACTAACTACATCTGATGCACCTTCAACAAAAAAAGAATCTACCTGATCTTCTCTATGAGTAAATGCAAAAGGAATAATGCCATAGGGATTAGGTTGCTCATCCATCATTTCCCCATCTTCATTCATAATGCCATATTTCTCATTATCCCAATATTCCCATTGTAGATTTGTAGCATCAGAAAGATCGCTAGTACTATTTAACAAAGGATAAATAATTGCACTAGGCATAAAAGGATTTTCATCAAAGTACGCCTCAAAATAGTAAATAGGTCTATAATCAAACTTGCCATCCATCCAATAAACACGATTAGCTATTGTGCCTAACAGCCTAGTCATTCTTTCTGAATGTTTCATTCTTACATTCTTAGTAGGGATTAATTCTTCATACCTTGATGTAGCACCACCTATATTACGCTTTGCTCCTAAACTATATATTCTACTAATCTTATTAATAAACTTTCTTGTAAAGTTTGTCATGCTAGGAGGTATTTCTGCAAAAGCATCTCCACTAAAGTAACTATTAATATATTGTTCAGTTGAAGTGCCTGAATAATAGTCTAAGTGTTTTCTAATCTCTCTCCTTCTTTCGTGAGACATTAACAGCTTAGTTTCAAGCAACTTATCTTTAAGCATTTTATTAATCATCTTTGAATCCTCTTCATTTCTTGGTTTCTCATTGGAAATCTGTTGGTTATAAAATATCTAAAGGCATCATTTCCGTGGTCATGCCTTCCATCTTTAAAAGGTTCTTCTTTAACTGGTTTACCATCTTCGCTTTCGGGGTATCTATATTCTTCAAAATCTTCTATTAAATCCGTACATTTTCTATCAACATGAACTCGCCTAATACCATCGGCACTTTCAAAAAACCCCCTTGTATATGCGACACTTGCTACAATATTTCTGCTCATACGATCTCTGGTAGATAAGATTCTAATACCACTTCTTCTAAAAATCTCCATATCTCCAGCACCTGACTGCCCTTGAACATTTGAGCCTGCTGGATCGCCATAAAACGACATAATAGGATAGCCTTTAGTCTTAATCATTTTAATTAAATCTTCGGTTTTAATATTAGCTTTATGTAAAATACAATCAAACACCCTAATATGTTCTATGCCATTATCCCAATAAGTCTGCATAAATAGTACGGCTGGCATACGAAAGCCAAAGTCAATAGAACAGTAAGTGGGTAAGTTAGCATCATAAGGAAAATCTCCAGTATCTAATTCTCTGTTAAAATCCCAAACTTTTCCTTCAAATACAGAAAACTCTGCTCCAAATTCCTGACCAAAAAGTTCTTTTGACATATTGCGTTTTCTTTCTATAATTGCTGGATCATCTAACCCTAAAGGAAACTCATGCTGGTTTACCCACGAAGGTGAACTATGACTTTCCCATAAAGGATCATCTGCTCCTAATTTAAATAAATCGTAAATCCAATTCCTACCTTCTGGCGTAGTAATAAAAATTACCTTACCTTTTCTACCAGCAACAGTAGGAGATAAATACATATCCCAAATCTTCTTATTCATCTTGGCAACCTCATCAATTACCAAAAGGTCAAGACCCTCTCCCACAAGGCTTGATGGGTTATCTGCTGACATACCCTCTACAGTAGTTCCCCACTTAAACCTAATAAACATATCCTTTTCTGATGCTTTATCTACATCATCAGGGTGTCCAATTACCATACGTTGCCAAATCTCTCTAAATATTAATCTGGCTTTTTTGTAGGACATTCCTACAACCCAAATACGTTTATTTGGTTGAGATGCTACATAGGTAGCCTCCATAGCACTTGCCCAAGTCTTTCCAAATCTTCTCCCACATACAACAACCTGAAATCTACTATCTACTTTTTTAGGGTAGTGTAATGGTAGCTGTCCATTATGTGGTTGGTA